TTCTCTAGCAGCAAATTGTTTACCTGAAGAAGCTTGGAATCACTTTTATCGCGAGCTTAAAGATCGGTATGGTTTTGATGCTCAGGCTAGACGCAAAAACCAAAAACTGAAGTTTGCCTTAGATGCTGTCGAGCAAGAACCAGGAATGTTAGAAAATTTGCATAGGGTAGTTAGTGCTGAATTTAAAAAACTAGATTTGCCAAGACCAAGCATAGTAGATGACTTGAGTAATTTGAATTACATTGAGCATAAGAAAAAAGAAGCTATATCTCTTGATTCAAAAGATGTTCAGAAACAAGTTGATGCTGGTAATCAGATTTACCAGGATAAAGAAACTGGAAAACTTTATACCATCTCTTCGTAGTGTCAAATATGCCAGATGCTATTTTTCATCACGATCGCGCTCATTCTTAAGGCGCGTTTTGAGTCCACTTAATCTGAAATATTTTGTACAACTTTTTTCAACTTTTGATAAGCTAAGTTTGATCTGACTGCTTATTATCCCCATGCACCGATTCCCCATCAAAAGTCAAACTAACCTTGTAAGCCTCTAAAATCTCTCTCTCCCGTGCGATCGCTTTAATATTTTCCTCAAAGTCCCCGCCCTGTTTGGCTACCTGTTCAGTTACCGTAGTCAGTCCCGATTTAATCGCGTCGATGGTCGCTTTAATTTCTTTAGCTGGGTCAACCCAACTCCAACCCCGCGCCGTCCAGCGTACAGCCTGATAGCGTTCAGGGCGTATTTCAAAGTCAGGAAAATTAAAATAGCCAGATAGTACTGCTTGCTCTAGCCAGCTTTCGTAAACGTCCACCAGCAAGTTAGAGATAAAACTCTCCTGCATCATCACCCAAACGTCCCGCACGTCCAAAAGCGATAAACGCGAAGAAGAATAATTACTTTGCGAATAATCCCCGCTTGCCCCTTCAAATGCCACCCCTGTCCCCACGGCTGAAGCCCGTAGTTGATTGCGGTGAAAGCCTTCAAAGGCTGAGTTAGGACGATTAGGGGTAAAGGACTTGAAATCTTCCCCTTCGGCTAAATACTTAATAATCCCAGGGGTCAAACTTTCTTCTAAAGGTTTTTCATCTGCCTCCCCAGGCTCACCCAAGAGGTCATTATAAGGAGTAGTGACAATCCCCATAAAGTTTGCAGCTGCACGAGCTGCTACCAATTCCGCCTCTTCGTACTTATGCAGATTGCGCAAACGGTTAATCGTAGAATACAAAACAGGAACGCCTCGCAACTGTCCTGGGCGTTCTTTCTGAAACAGATGAATGATCTCGTTACTGGGTATACGCCTGAGATTACGATTACCTGCGGTAGTTGTCCCCCCTGTAGTTCCTCGGCTTCCAAACCAAAAATCACCAGGATGATTTTCATACATCCAATAAGCTACAGGGCGTTTCCACTCATCTAGCTCGATGCCCATGATAATCTCATTACCATTGGGGGCGGTGCTGCTATAGTCTTCCGCTACTTGATCCGCCTCAATTATCTCCAGAGCAAAAGGAATTTTACACCCGCCAAAAGACTGCTTAATCTTGCGAATAAACACCTCTCCCGTTTCTAGGTAAGACTTAAAAGCTAGCTGCTGTAACTCGGCAAAAGAACTAGACCCACTGACATCACAATAGGTTTTCTTACTCCAGTACTTAAACCCAGCCTCAATTAAATTGTTAACCCTGTTATCGTTAGCTTTGCTGTCCTTAACTTGCTTAACTTGAGCTTGAAAGCCAATACCTGTAAAAACTACATTTTTAAGGATATTGCGAATAATGCCCCTGGCGTAATCATCATTACGGCACAAATCCCTAGATCTATTCCGCAGAGTCGCCAAGCCACCATAAACCTCGGCATTGGCACTAGTCCCTACCGCTTGCCAGTCACCATGCAACCGCCCCCGTTTTGCTCCTGAGTAAGCGCGGTGCTTAATCGAATGTCTAGGGGGAGTATTCCAGAGTTGACGTACGAAGGTCAGTAAGCCCATATTAATACCAATAATCACTATTGGTAGTTTGCCCAAGATGCCCACAAGAGAATTGTTAGAAGACCGAATAGTTGAGCTGGTTTTTGCGCCTTGGTCAGATTTGCCCAAAGGATTAAGAAACTTAGGCTTGACTGTTGAAACAGCCGAAAATGGCGAGTCGATAATAATTAATAACGGATATCAAAAGCATGGTATGACCGATATTGATCCACCTACGAAAGCGGTGGTAATCAGTGCTGCTTTATCAGGTTGTTTTAGAGTTGGGCATTTTTTCCCTGGATTGATGCCCAAAATTCATCAAAGATGGAAAAAAGTCAAGAGTCAGAAAACCTAATCCCTACATTCCGTCCGCCAACTGTTCCAGGATTTTTAGTCATAGCTATCCTATTTCTCAGTTCTCGCTGTCGCTTAGTTAACTGCTCTAAATCCTGATAACGCATCATACGATCGCCGATCCGATATTCCGCCACAGCACCAGATGCTAGGCGCGCGATCGCCATGGTGATCTGTTCTAACTCAATCTCATCAACCGTTCTGGTTTCTAGGGTAGTTAAGCTTTCAAAGTTAGGCAGGACAAGTAAGTCAGCAGATCCTAGGGTTGCTCTACCACTAGTACCAAAAAAAACAAACTGAGCTTTGTATTTCCCAGGATTAAGAGTAGCCGATTGAGCTTCTAAAATGGTAAATTCCCAACCCTCATCAGTTAGCAAGGGGACTCCAGTTAAATCCAATGCTCCGTCAGAACCCCGTAAAAAGCAAGATAAAGTATCCGTACTAGGGTTATAACCACTAAAAGTTTCAATCCAAGTAATACGATCTCCTTGGGTGATAGTACACGGTATATTTGAAATAATCATCGTTTTTTCTTTTAATGCCCTTAACTAAGAAAAAGAAGTTTAAATCAGGAAAAATCAAGCGCCACAAGCTACGCCTCGCATTAGGAGAAAAGCAAGGCTTTGGTAAACCTTGGAGCGCCAACAGTATACCCTTTAGGGTCGAATTCTGCTGGGAAAACGAAGACGGCAGCGAGGAAAACGAACAGGTTCACTGGGTTGAGTGTCGCAAATTTTTAGGCGAAGAAAAGCGATTTCTAAAGGCTCACTACGCCCAAGCAACTGAGGAATGGGTAGATGGAGAAACTATTGAAAGTAAATTTGTCTGTGTTTACTGCGCCCATTTTTTAGTAAAAAATCGTCTTAATTTACATATCAACCAAGCTTTTATTTTTCCCACGCCCAAGCTGGGTAACGAAACAATTCGCACGCCAATCTATCAGATTAAATGGACGGAAGAGTTAGCTAAAAATTCTGTGTTCAATGAGAATTTAGCGATCGTGATGAAAAATAGTATTTGGCATCACCAAAAAAATCAATAAATGCTGCTAGTAAAATTTTCTTTGACTGTTGCTTTCGCCCGTCGACTCTTACGTCTAGATTTTGGATTAAACGTTGATTCTTGCAAGTGGTGTTTGTCCTTAACCTCTGAAGATCTATCTTCATTGTCGTTAATATTATCAACTATCTGATCCATCAACTCTAGTTCTATCGCCTGCCAATTCATTCTCGTAATCCCCGCCAAATGGGCAGCAGCTAGGCTGTAAACAAACGTATCCAGTGGCTCATTACGAATTCCAGACAACTTTTCCCAGACCATGTAAGGTCTACCGTTCTTGTGTCTAGTTACCTGCACCTCCCCACAAAAGCCCTCGTACCAGTCGCTATCTAGGTTATTGGGGAAATTAAGATATTTTGCCCCTGGGGTAGAAATTTGAGATCGCGAATAAAGAGTTTCCTTAGCCGAATCAACCCCAACCTTATACAAATCAACGCCTCTTTTAATGCGATCGCCTTTGTAGTTAATCTCTTGTGGCGAAGGTCTGGAGACTAAAGGTTTATCCCCTGACTGTCCTTTGATCGCAAACCAATGTAAGTAACGATGTTTGCGCACTTGATGATAGACTTCCTGGGTTAGATAGCCTGAATCGACACAAGTAGCTCTAACTCTCAACTGTGCGCCGTCTTCACGCTGATATACCTTACTGGTCACATGTACCAACTGCTCCCAGACCTCAGCTTTTAGGGGGTCGCCAATTATTTTGTCATAGCCGATCACAAAAGACTCCTCCCCCCGTCCCCAAGCAATGATTGCCACCTCTAAGCGATCGGCTTGCACATCCACCCCAGCGGTTAAAATTAGTCCAGATTGGGGAACATTACCCATTTGATAATTAGATTGACTACCGCGATCGCGTAAACGCTGCCAATCTAGTTTTTCTCCTGCCACGCGCTCAAAAGATAAGCCTAGCGTCGCGTTATAAAACACTTGTAGCTTTTGATGATCGTTTCTGCTACTTTCATAGTCAAGGCACAAATCGACCCATCCCTTCCAGGGCGAATAAAACCTGTTGATGTGAAACCCGATATGTTTGGGGTCTTTGGCGACTGCTGTGGCTTGCCATTGCCCCTGTCGAACCATCTCAGCCTTATGCTTTTCCTCAATCGGGGTATTACAAGACTCACAGATATAGTAAACTCCTGAGATTGGATTGGCTGAATCCATACCCTTGTCTGAATACTCAAACCGCTCCCAGATCAAATGCTGGCGATGTCCACAGTGAGGACAAGGGACAAAAAACCGTCGTTTATCTGATTGCTCAAACTCATCCTCAATCCGCGAGTTCTCCTTGATACTTGGAGTAGACACCAAAAAAACCAACCAGTTCCAGAAAGTCTCCGTCCGCTGCATAGCTAGCTTAACAGGGTCACCCTCTTTACCAGCACTGGCTGGATATTTGTCTATTTCATCTCCAAAATACGCTCTAATACTCATCGATGCCAAGGAACTAGGAGAATTCGCCCCAGCCAGCCTTAAAAACCCCCCTGCAAACATCTTCATCAGGATGGTCGATGTAGCATCCCGCGACTTCTGGGCAATTTTTGCGGTCACGGGTTTAACATTAGCGATCGCACTACTCAACTTTTCCTTGCTAAAAATCTCCGCCATATCTGTAGTTGGCTGAGTCATTAAGATTGAGCAAGGATCTAAATCGATTAGATAGCAGATGATAATCAAAAGAATGATCGTCTTACCAATCTGCGCGCTGCACATCAAACTAACCTTTTGAATCCCAGGCTCACTCAATGCATCCAAAATCCCTACTTGATACGGTGCGCGTAATGGATGCCATTTTCCAGGCTCGGCAGAAGTTTCAGGCAACTCAAAATTAGCCTCCGCCCAATCGGATATCTTTTGTCTTTTCGGCGGTGTAAAATTCTTAAATGCTTGCTTTACCAGGGTGTCTGCATCCATACACCAAATATAAAGCAAATCTTAAAAGGATTATTGTGATCTCAGTCCTGACCTAGCTCAACAAGAGCTTCATCAATAACGGTAGTCAGCCTAGCCTGAATACCCTGCGGTTCTAACCCCGATAATTCTAAAGCCATTTTTGCGGG